ACCAAAGAAAACAACTTCCAAGAAGAAGAACTAACGGAGGTGCGAGATGGGTTTAGTTGAAGATGTTAAGCTTTATCTTCGTATAAGCCACAACTTGCTTGATAATGAAATAACTACAGTGATAGCATCTGCTCGTCAGGAAATGATTAGAGCAGGTGTTAGCACTGCTGTTGCTAACGGAGAAGATACCGATAGCGTGAAAATCGTTGAGCAGGCAATTAAGACTTATGCAAAGATGTATTACGCTGATACGAAAGACGGTGAGAAATACGCTGAAAGTTTCCAGTATCAGCTCGACAATATAAGAAAGACATATCCAAAGGAGGTAGTCGAAGATGTATGATGAAGCAATTTACTTGCTGAAAGAAATCGAGACTACAGACGAATATGGAGACGCTGAGAAAACTTATGAAGAAACACAAATCTTTGCTCAAATTAAGAGCATAAGCCAGACAGAGTTCTACCAGGCACAAGCGGTAGGATTTAAGCCTGAGATTAAGTTTGTGATAGCTGACTTCTATGATTACAAAGGGCAGCAGCTTATTAAGTACACGCCTTATGGTCAGGAAGAGCAGATATATACCGTCATAAGAACATATCGGCAAGATACAACACTGGAAATTGTATGTAGAAAGGGTATCGAATAAATGTCAGTACCAAAGTCTGTGGTCAAGTTCAAAAAAGATGGCATTGAATACACATCAAATGTGGATGCTTGTCAGTATTACTTATATGAGCTTAATAGAGCTGCTTTAAGGGATGTTGGAAAGTTTGTAAAGAATGAGTGGAAGAAAGCCTTCTATGCTCATTTTGGCAAGCATACCGGCAGAGCTGGAAGAGCGATAAGTTACAAAGTAATATCCGGTAAGTTTACACAGTTTCCGAGAGTTCAGATCGGCCTTAAGAATAAAAAAGATGTGGCTTTCTATTCCATGTTTCAGGAGTTTGGTTCTTCCAGAACTCCGAGACTAGGACTCTTAAGTGATACGGTGGAAGGTAACATACCAACCATCATAGAGATAGAGAGTAAGTATTTAAGTGGTCTCAATGATGAAGCCACAGCATTGGCAATGATAGATAGTGAGGGTGATTACGAAGATGCGGACTAATGACCTTAAAAAACTTGTTCAAACACAACTGAAAACTGTTACAGCAAAGGTATATCATGAAGTTGCTGATAAGGATGCGGTATATCCGCACCTGGTATTCTCTTTTAGGAGAATCGACCTAAATGATTTATCGAGGCAAGATTATGTATTGCAGGTGGATGTCTGGGATAGAGACGATAAAACCCAAAGGGTTGATGACTTGGCGGATGAAGTAGAAAACCTTTTACAGGCTCAAAACTTACCGCAACAGAATATTCTTCCGACATTCTACTTGATCGACAGAAAGACAGTTGAAGATGAAGATAAGATGATACGACATAGACAAATACAATTCCAGGTTCAAAATTACGAAAGGAGCTAATGAAAAATGGCTGTTAAAATAACTGGCACAGGTAGCGTTGCAGCTGCTGATTTCCATGATGTGAAATGGGTTGGTACAACTAAAGGTGGTAAAGCAGTTACTATCGAGATTAAGGATGCCATCAACATGGGCAACATCGAGTGGACTTACGCTGAGAAGAACGATATCGTTCCGTCAATTACTTTCACCGGTACATATGACAACACAGACGAAGCAGCAAGCGACACTACAGAGAATTGGTCAATAGAAATCGAAGGCAGCAGCCTTCCAGAAGGAGCAGACAGCATTATCTTAGGTGCTGGAAAGCTCTACATAGGTCAGAACCTTGTTGCTCTTTCAAGAGGTGGCGGTTCTTTCAATGTTACAAGAGAATATAGAAGAATCAACGCTGATGGCGACAGAGGACCGGTTAAGGGTAGAGTAGTGATGGAAACATCAGAAGCTACACTTACAATGAATGTATTAACAGTTCTTGCAAGCATTGCAGACCTTTATACAAGCATTGAAACATCAGTTTAATTAAGACTTAAGAGCACTGAGGAAACTTGGTGCTCTTATTTTTTCAGGAGGAGATATGAGAGCATTAAATAATTCAGACTTGTTTGCCTTTGTAAGACTTGTAAAAAAGGCAAAGATAACAGACAAAATCAAAGAGTTAACTTTATCAATTAACAATATTAACGAAATCAATACAGAATCATTTGGCTATGATGTGATGTTCACCATCATAGAGGCAGCAGCAGAGAAAGAAAGCGAGCAGGCTGTATATGAGTTTTTGTCAGGCCCTTTGGAAACGACAACAGAAGAACTTGCACTAGCCGATCCTGTTGAAACTATAGAGAAAGTTATGCAGATAGCAGATGTAGAGAAGTGGAAAACTTTTTTTACATCGGCAGCCAACTTGATGAAGTCAAAATAAAAGACTTACTACTTAGCAGATACGGAACATTCAACCTTGAACTTGAATTGATGGACTTCTGCGAAATAGTCATGTTGGCTATTGAAGAAAAGAAAAGGGCAGAAAAAAGAGAAGAGTGGCTTGCACTACTTCCTTTGATGGTTACTGCCGGTAAGTACAAAAGTTTTGAAGAATATTACGACCTGGCATCTGGTAAAGGCATTGACCTAAGGTCAGCAGAAGATATTATGGCCGATATAGATGCAGCTCACGAAAGGGCGAAGAAAGATGGCACTTGAAATCTTTAAGTTAGTTGGTAGCGTTTTCATTGATACCGACAAAGCGAATGAATCACTACAGAAAACCGATACAAACGCAAACAACCTTGCTAAGACCTTTGGGGCAGCAGGTAAGACAGTTCTTGGAGTAGGAGCTGCTATTGGCACTGCCATTGTAGGAACAGGAACTGCTATGATAGGTGCTGCAAATGATGCAGCAAAGACCGCTGACGAGATAGACAAAATGTCTCAGAAGATAGGTATGTCCGCAGAGAGTTTCCAAGAGTGGTCGTATATTATGGGCCAGAACGGAATGGATATAGACAAACTCCAAACCGGTATGAAAACTCTTGTAACCCAGATGGATAAGGTACAGGAAGGCAATGCAGATGCAATAAGCACCTTTGAACAGTTGGGAGTGGAAGTGCTTAACGCTGATGGCTCTCTTCGTTCACAGCAGGAAGTTATGCAAGACACCATCTTTGCACTTGCTGAAATGGGAGACACCGCAGAGAGAGCGAAACTTCAGACAGAACTCTTTGGAAAAGCAGGAACAGAAATGTCTCCTATGCTTAATCAGGGTGCGGATGCCATTATCGATCTTCAGAACAGAGCACATGAGTTAGGACTCGTTATGTCAGACGAAGCGGTCAAGGCTGGTGTTGAATACGGAGACCTTTCATCCGACCTTCAGCAGTCCTTTGGCATGCTTAAGACAAATCTTGGTTCAGCACTGTTTCCGGTGCTTAATTCCGTAATAGAGAAACTCATTGAGTTTATGCCAACTTTACAGGGTATAGGTGAACAACTTGGACCTATAGCCTCACAGTTTATAGAAGAGTTAGTTCCACCACTTGCAGAACTTGCATCAGACTTACTACCAGTTGTACTTGATTCGGTCAGTAGCATTATTCCTCTTTTATCAGATGTAGTAAGCAGCATTATTCCGGTGGTGATAGAACTGTTTCAGCAGTTACTCCCAGTAGCTGTGGAACTCATACAGACGATTCTTCCGGTGGCGGCAGAGCTGTTGTCAAAACTGATGCCGATTTTTTCTACTTTACTGTCTTTGATTACACCGATATTATCAGCAGTAATTCAATTACTGTCGCCACTGTTAGAATTAGTAATGGCTATATTAAGTCCGTTGTTAGACTTGTTAAATGTTATCTTAGTTCCTTTGACGGAGATTTTAACAACTATCTTAGTTCCGCTTATAAGCATTTTAGAAGCCATTATAGTTCCTATGACATCCATGGTGGATGCACTCTTGCCATATATCGTAAATATATTAAGCGAGATTATACCGCCATTGCTTGACATTATTAACATATGTTTAACACCTCTCTTTGCTTTGCTCGTTACGATCTTTGACTGGCTTTCAAGTGTAGGTGTTGCAGCTTGGAACTGGATAGAAAGTTTTGTTTCATTTGTAACTGATGCAATAGGAAACAGAATAACAACAGTATTCACAAACTTTCAGGGTGCAGTTGCCAAGGTATGGGATGGTCTTAAGTCATCCTTCAAAGAAGGTGTTAACTTCTGGATAAATGCTATCAATACACTTATCAACGGAGCAAATGCCATCAAGCCACCAGCGTGGTTATCAAAGGCAACAGGTATCGAAGGTGTAAGCCTTCCGACAATTCCTATGCTTGCTGAAGGTGGAAATATAGAGGCAGCAGGTCGAGTTCTTGTCGGTGAGCAAGGACCGGAGTTCTTAGACCTTCCAAAAGGTGCTAAAGTTACTCCACTTGATAACGAAGGCATTGATTATAACAGACTTGCAAACGCTATTGTGGATGCCATCAAGTCAGGTGGCCTTCAAGTAGTTGCTCCTGTATATATTGGCAACGATTTAATTGATACAGTAGTAACAGATGCAATAACAAGACAGTCTTATCTGTCTGGAGGTAGAGCATGACAATAGAACAACAGTATCCTTTGATGTTCAACAATGATGTATTGAGATATCCGGACAGTTTCGATCCTGAAGAACAAACTGTTGAAACTGTTAACCAGACAGAAGCTGGAACGGATCAGGTGCAACTTGTTAGAACTGGAAAAATAAAAATATCAGTTTCACATCTTTGCTTGGCAGATGAACTTATACTTTATAAGAGTTATTCAACTCTGCCGAAGTTCACACTTAAGTATTACGATCCGTCTCTTAATGGCTATGCGACAAAGACAGTCAGAATGAGAGGACTTAAATATCCACTCTCTAAAGGCTCTTACAGATTAGATGGTGTAAGAGGTGTCTATAGTGTTTCATTCACCCTGGAGGAATTTTAATGTATTCTGTTTCAGATGAATATATAGAAAAATTAAAAGAAGAAGTACAAGAAAGAAGGCTGTCTGGTTCAATAGGCAGCCTTACCTTTTCTGATGAAGATGTTCTTGCCGGTTCTTTTTCAATATCCGGTAAGTGCATGAGTAACACAAATCTTGTCTATGGACTCTGCGAGATAACAACTCTTAAGGTTACTCTTTTTAACGACTTTGCAAGGCAGATTCCAAGAACAAGCTACAAAGGACTTGTGATCGCACCGTCAGTCAGCTTAAAAGTGGGCAACACTTGGGAGAGCGTACCTTGTGGAGTGTTTACAGTTGACGAGGCGACCTGGAACGAGATAGGTGTTACGCTGACAGCGTATGACAATATGGCAAAGTTCGACAGAGAGGTCAACTTGGATGTAACAGCAGGCTATCCGTATGACCTTTTGTCTTTGGCTTGTCAGTATTGTGGTGTTGAACTAGGAAACACACAAGCAGAAATAGAGGCGATGACGAATGGCGAGGAAAGGTTTTTCGTAAACCCAGAGAACGACATCGAAACCTGGCGAGATTTCCTGTATTGGACTGCCCAAGTTTTGGCAGGCTTTGCCACTTGCGATAGGCAAGGTCGTTTGGTTATAAGGCAGTTCGGAAACGATACAGGAATCGAACTTGGAACAAACCACAGATTCACAGGCATACAACTTGGCGATTATGTAACGAATTATACAGGTCTGTCTGTTACATTGATAGAAAACGACACCACAGAATACAGGGGAGCGACAGTTGATAACGGACTGACAATGAATCTAGGCAGTAACCCTTTGTTGCAGGATGTAGAAACAAGGCACAGGAGAATGGATGCCATTGTTGACGAAATGGGGCAGTTAAAATACACACCTTTTACCTGCAAAATGATAGGCGATATGTGCTTTGATTTAGGCGATGTCATTCATTACGATGGTGGCGTTGCTTATGAAGATGACTGTTGCATAATGGCGTATAGTTATGTGTTTAACAAAGATTACACAGCCAAAGGCTTTGGCGATAACCCTGCACTAGCGACAGCAAGGAGCAAGGCAGACAAGGAACTGTCAGGACTGAAAAGCAGGACAAGGTCGAATGTGGTTGAGATGCGTACCTTTGTGAACGCATCCGAGATTTATCTTGAAGATAATGTGGAGCAAACGATTATATCCATAGACTTTACCACGATAGACGATACAAATGTTTCGATATTCCACGAAATACAACTCGACTGCGATAGTGAAGATATGAGCGTTGAGGTTACTTATCATCTGGATGATGCAGAACTAACCTACCATCCGTTTGAAAATTGGAAAACAGATGGCAAGCACATTTTGTCGCTCATGTATTTCATAACAGCACTAGGAAACAGAGCATATACTTGGACAGTTACCCTAAAGGTTATGGGTGGCAATGCAGTAATAGGCAGAGATAATGCAAG